ACAGCAGCCATTATAAATCCTTTAACAAGTCTATTGATATTTGTCGTTTTACTTTCTGTACTTCTGGATTGTATTCGTAAACTCTAGCTGCCATTTTAGCCAAGCCTATAGTATATAAAGGTCTTATTGGTAAACGTTTTCCATTAGCCCAAGTTTTCTTTTGCTTTCTTTCAAATACATTGTTTATAGTAACCCTAGCACCTCTTTTCTGTAAGAAACCACCAAAGTTCTTTTTACCACGAACTATTTTAGGTTTACCACGTTTAATAAGAACTTGTGTAACCATCCCAGGCTTACTAGCTGGATTTATATTACCAGAAAAGATTCTAAGTGGAAATTCCGCTAATCGTAAATTAACATCTCTATAAGATAAGTCGCTGCTTAGCAGGTTTTTACCAAATTTAACATTACTAGATGTTTTTCCAATTAAAACACTATCTAAACTTCTATTAACAGCATAAGTTTGTTTAACAGCAAAGCGCAAAGCTGAATGAAGTTTTATGCCTGAAAGAGCTACGGCTGGAATAAGTTTCTTGTTAAAACTGGTTTGAGTAAATTCATTTCTGATAACATCTAAACCTTCTAACTTGAAACTTAAACTAGCCATAGACTTACCTTTTAGTTAACTAGCTAGGCTAGTTTATTGTACCTTCCAAGCTACAGTAGAGTTAATCTTAGTATGTAACAAAGCAGGAGCAGATTGACCTTGTAACCAAGGATAGCCAAATTCATCTTCTGTCCAAGAGTTCCAGAACAAAGGAGTTGCTTGAAAGTTAGCTAAACCATGTTGAATAGCACCGAAGGCTTGAACACCATATCTAGAAGAAGGAACTGCAACTACCCAACCAGCAGGTAAGAATTTTTGCAATGTCAAACTATTAGTTGGTTGGTACTCAGCAGTATAAGTCCAGATAGGAATACCAGAAGCTCCGAAAAGACCTCTAAGTTTTAGACCTTCTTTACTTTGTTGTTTAGGTACTAAGTCTAAAGTAAACTGATTCATAGCAGACATAAATGGTGTAACTACTTTAGCAAACAAAGGGTCAGCAGCTAAAGCATTAAACGCATTGTTATCCATATAAATAGATTCAATAGGTTCCCAAGCAGCATCTAACATAGATTGTAAATCAGCTACAGGAGTACCAGAAGCAGCTCCCCATGCGCGGTTAGTTCCTAAAGTAGGAATAGTCTGACCAGTAGCAGGAATAACTACGTTAGTGCCTGAAATGTTAGCTCTGTTAGCACGACCACCACCAAGAGAAACAGCTTGAGCAGCAGAAACACCACCAGCAGCAGTACCATCAGTAGTTAAGTTAGTAGCAATGTTAGGTTCTAGGTCAATAACAACAGAAGGATGTAACTCTGATTCTGATTTGTAAGAACCATATATTAATACCTGTGCTGCCATCCACTCTAACAAACGCTCACGCTTTGCTTTCATAATATCCATATGAGCTTGCAAAGCAGCAGCTATTTTACCTTCATTAGAAGTAGGAGTAGAAAAAGCTTCACCAACTCTACGAACTCGTAAGTTTCTAAAGTCTACAGTACCTTTATCTTTCCAGTAGCTAGGATAAAATACTTTAGTTTGGTAACCACGACCAGTAGTAGGTTTAGCTTGAATATCCGGTGCTACAAAGATAGCTATTCTTAAATCTGGTGAGATTTTATCTAAGTTAATAGTTTCTTCTTCAAAGGTAAGTACTTGACCAAAGTTACTTTGTAATTCAGTAGGAGTTGGGATATCCCGATCTACTAAAGTACCATAGATTTGGTTTAATTCATAAGGTGATAGAAAACGTGGCATATTATACTTCTCCTACATCTTGGAAAACAACTACAATAGGCGTCGCTTCAAGTAGTTTCTTTTTTAACAAATTAGTTGTTGCAGTTCCAGGCCATGTGATTTGGTCAGCAAAGAAACAACCTGCGATATAAGCTTGTCCAGATAAACTAGCTTGGCTAGCACCAGTATGGTTAATAGCAATACCAGCAACTTTGTTAACACCAGCATGTGCAATCCATTCACCAGCAGCATTAGTTTCTACTAAAGTATATTCAGTAGTGAATGTAGCAGCAGCGGCAAATGTACCAGATTGTGTAACAATATCAGGGTCAGAACCAGCAATTAGTTTCTTTGGGGTATAAGTAAAAGTTTCAGCAGGCATTATTTAACTCCTTTAGCAGCATTTAAAATGGCTGATGTATCTAAACTAACACCGTCTACTTCAACCATATTAGCTTGTTCTTTTTTGACTGTATCTACTGTAGCTTGTACAGTTGTAGCAGTATTTACAGCACTGGCACTAGCATAAGCTTCTGCAAATGTAGTAAAGATATCAAGAGCATCTTCTTTAGAAGAACCCATTGAAACTCTTTTTACAACTTGATCGTTTGAAACTTTTAATTCCAAACCAGCTTTGATAATATCAGTACATCTTGTACGTTCTTTAGTAATAGCTTCTTGAACTAAGCCAGTAACACTATCTTTTAGTGCAGCTTTCTCAGTCTCTAAAGTTTTTACCAGAGAGTTTAACTCTTCTAGTGTTGCCATAGTGCGACCTCTATTTGTGGATGAAAAGGATGTGTTACTGGGTACTTCTTTATCTTTAGTTTCTATAGCTAGAACTTCTTCAATAGAATTAACTAAAAAATCAACTAAACCTAAGTTTAAAGCTTCTTCTCCGAGAAAAGAATCTGCTTGTAGACTTAGTATTTTATCAACTGATAAATTTGGTCTATAGCTAGATACTTTTAAATTAAACTCATTATCTAAAATAGCTAACATAGATTTGGTTTTCTCTATAACTTCACTAGAAACTTCTTCATGTGGGTTATATAAAGCTTTCTTAGGTTTACTGCGTAGTATAGTATATTTTACGCCATTCTCTTTATCAGCACCAGTTACATCTACTAAGGATATAATAGCACCAATAGAACCAGTTGTGGCTGTTTTAGTAGAATATATTCTCTGCGTAGCTGATGCAATAGCATAAGCAGCACTAGTAGCAGAAGAGTCTGTAAAAGCAAATGTTTCTACTCCGTAAACTTCTGGAATAGATTTGATAAAGTCAGTTAGACTAAACAAACTAGAAGCTTCACCACCAGGAGAGCCGATAAGAAAACCTATCTTAGTTACTCCTTGGTTTAAAGCATTAACAGCAGTAGCTTTAATACCTTCATAAGATGTAAAACCAGACTCACCAGCACCGTTCCGGCTAACTAAACTATCATAGACGTCTATTAGAGCTATTTTACCTTTAGTTTCTACTTTATCTCTTTGCTCGGTATAAGCTCCAGTAGATTCAAAAGCTTTGCCAGATAATAGAATAGGTAATATGACATTCTCAGTTAGCAAAGCTAGTTTATCTTCGCTTATAAAAAGCGGTGCTTGCAATCTTGATAAGACTCGTAGATAATTGTTCATTTTAAAACCTATTTTGAGTTATGCAAATTATAGTATAAAAGCTTGCGCATTGCAAATTTATTTTACCCCCTTGTATTTGGGTTAGCTTCTACATTTTCCGCTTGTTGTGAATCTTTAGTATCTTTTTCCGAATAATCTACATTTAACCTTTTCATCAATTCTCTATCTTCTTCATATTCTTCAATAGATATACCTCTTTCTTCTAACTTCGCTGAGAATAAACCAAGGTTAGATTTCAACTCTAATAAATCAGCTTGAGCATCTTTTAACTCATTAGTAGAATATCTTCTAGGAAGTTGGTAAACTGGTTTTAATTCCGTTAAAGCTTCGTTTACATATATACCAGCTAGAGCTTTAAATTTTTCACAAAGTTTATTTAAACCAAGGTTTATAATATATAGGTTTAAAATATGTTCAGCTCTTATCTTTAACTCTATATTCAAATGTTGTAAAGTAGATAAAGAAATGCCAGAAGTATCTCCAGTTAGTAACTCATAAGTTAAGCCGCAAGCTTCTGCTATTTTATGTAATTCAAACTTCATTAAATCTATAAGCTCGGCACCTACACCTTGACCTTGTACCGGGAGTAACTCTTCATGCTTATTCAAATACTGTGTACCACCACCAGAACCTTGTATTACTTTCTTAGGTTTACCGGTACTAGGATCTAAGTCGTTAGGGTCTATACTACTCCTACCTGTGCCTGTAGCAACAGCACTAGTCATGCTGGTATTTTTAATAATCCAAGTTACATGTTGAGCATTTACTTGTTTCTGAATAGTAGCATCTGATAGGTCATCTAATGAGTATAGGGATAGTAGAACAACAGCTAGAAAAGGAATACCACGCCATTGACCAGATTCCATTCTTTCAAATATATGAATAATATCCTCAGAAGCTACTTCAACTTTCTCACTTGTATATTCTAGATTATCTAAAAGTTTAGTTAACTTCTTACTAAAGTTATACGTAGTAGGAACACCAGAATCTGTAAAGGTTATAGCATTTTTTATATTCTTAGCAGAATCGGCGTAGCAAGGGTCTAGATATTCTTTTGGAATATTCTGTAAAACTAAAGGTATTTTAGAATCTTTTCTTTTCTTAATAACCATTCGGCAAAGGGCTTCTCCGTCAAATAGATTACCTAGCCATTCATCTTGAGTATTCTCTAAAGTTCCAAACCCGTCTAAATTAGGATTCTTAGCAAAGCTATCCCAGAGTTCCTGCATCTCTTTATTAGGAACTCCATTAGAATCCTTCCATTTAACTTTTATAACACCTACATTAGTTTTATGCTTTAACCTAGCTGATTTAGCCCAACCGTTATTTCTTAAAGCATGTGCGTTCCGTTGCCATAGAAGTTTCAACTCTCTAGCTGCTAGAGTATCACTATCTCCGGCTATTAGACCGATTTGTTCCATCCTGTAATTCGTTACAGCACCATCATAAGCATTTTGGTTCACTCTGGTGTACATAAACTCTTCTGAATCTGCCATATTGATTACCTAAACTTTCTGGTGATTGTTCTAACATTAGAATTAGTTCTAAAAACTATCCCATCGGTATTTTCTAAATCTGCTAGTTCTTGTAAAAGTTGTTGTTTAATTTCCTGTAAGTTTTCTAAACTAACTTCTTGGTGTGTATAGAGCCTAGCAAAGTCTCCAGAACCTACACGAAGTTGAGTTAATCTAGTTCCTGTTATTAGTTCCTGTATAGCAGCACTAACTGTAGTTAACTCTGCTTGTACTTCTAAGATTGTTCTTGGCATTAGTTTAACCTTATCTCATTTTCGTTATGCAAATACGCTTCTAGAGCGTTCCAATGGGTATTGGTATAGTTCCTTATCTGAATAGCATAAGCAGCATGTAGAGCCATTTTCTCACAGTCTATAGCTTCTTTATGTTTACCAGGGATAAGTTTATAACCAGATTTAATTACATCAGTTTCAAACGCCTTTCTGCAAGATAGAATACCTTCTTCATAACCTCCGTAGGAAAATTCAGTATGGTAATATCTATCTCGGTTACCTCTTAGGTTTATCCTTCTTAGGATTTCCTCATGCGCTCTATAAGCTCCTATTATAAAAACGTTAACTCCCATAGTTTGTGCTAGGGTTCTACGTTCTTGTGTACTAGAACCTATTTCCATTGCATTAGGTTCATTAAATATTTCATAGTTACTATATTTTAAATCTCCTATACCACGACCAGCAAATACATGTTCCATCTTATGTTGTTCAGTCATTTCTAGTACCCAACGATAGACAAGCTCACTAGTTTTACCATCGGCAGAGTCTATAGTTAAAGCAGCTATTTTTAATGTCTTACCTTTACCAGCAGCATGTTTCCATTCTTGTGTTACATATTCTGTTAACTTCATCCATACACTAGAACTATAATCTAAAACATCTCCGAAGATTTCTGTCCAATGTACTGCATAGGAGTTATCGTTTCTTCCCCAGGCGCGTACTACAATAGCAAATCTATTATGTTGAACGTCAATACCTGCTGTTAGAATTAAACCTTCATAAGGTACTACTGTTTCAGGATAATTTAATCTAAGTTTCTTTAACTCTTCTACTGAGATTCCAGTATTTAATGGAACATAGGCTTCACCCATAGAGTTGTTAACAAATGATTTCATTAAACCTTCTGAACCATTGTTATAAGCTACATCTGCTTTAAACTTTTGTTTAGCTAAGTTAACTAAACTAGAAGCTTCAAAGTGGGATAATAGTTCATTAAAGGCAAAGCCATAAGTATCAGTAATTTCTGGTCTAGTGGCAAGCCAACCACTATTATAGTTATCCAAAGCAGCTAATACATTATGTTTCTTATCTTCATCATCCCAAACACCTTTGCAACTAGGACATTCATAGTAAGCAGTTTCAGGATTATAGATTCCGTAAACTTCATCTATTCTTCTATCTTGAAAAGGGTCTGCTTTTAGATTGTTAAAATCCAAAGGATTAGATTGTTCACATATATGACAAGGAACCATATATACCATTTTGTTACTATTCTCATAAGCTATATCTACTTGTGAGAAGTCTTTATCAGTAGGAGTTCCTGCATAGACTAGTTTACTATCTGGAAAGGATTTCATTCTTTGTTTAAGAATACCCATTCCATCACCTTGGTTATTTACATCCTTTTTAATTCCATCAGGTTCTTCTACAATAACATAAGGAACTACTGAGGATTTACCATCATCTGCCGCACCGCCGTTAGCTAAGATTAAGAAACCACCATTATAAGGTATATGTTTATGAGATAACCTATTTATATTACCTTCTATCTTATTGAGCAAGCTAGGTGTGTTCTTTATAAAAGGTAGTAGTTTTTCTTTATAGAATTTAATAACACTAGCAGCGCGGGGAAATGCTATCATTATATTTCTAGGGTCTAAGTCTATTGTTCTACCTATCCAGTTGTTAATAGTTTCTGTCCAAGCTATCTGCGCAGACTTCTTACCTACTATAACTCTAATCTCAGGATTATCTAAACACTCCATTACATACAACATCCAAGGAGTTTCTAAGCAGTTCATTTTACCAGGTCTACTAGAAACGTCTGTTGTTAAGAATCTGTTCTCTTCTGCCCATTCTCTAGTAGTTTGTCTATTAGGTTTGGAAAACAGCATTAAACATTTAGATATGAAAAGCCTTTCTGCCCAATTGTCTTTAGAATATTCCATCATCTACCCCAAAACTATTTAAAGCCTCATCTACTAGAGTTCCAGAAACTGTAAGACCATCTTCTTCAGTAGCTAACTCAACTGGTTTATCTAATTGTGTTTGAACAAATTCTTTAGCATCTAGTGTAGCTTTAGTACCTATTTTAGTACCTAGAGCGTGCCAGCTTTCTAAAACTCTATCTATATCAACAGTTGTTTCCGGAAACTTTCTAGTTATATTTACTAAAGTAGCTTTTACTATATGAAATATTGGAAAGAACAGTTCATTAACTTGGGTTATCTCTATCAGTTCTTGCTTTTCTTTTTTAATCTCTAGCCATTGCATCTGTTCTTTGGCAATGCCGTTTCTAACATCCTGTTCCAGTTTTGCTTCATACATACTAGAACTTTTTTTAGATACTTGATTCTTATAAAACGTTATATAATGTTGTATGCAATCCCTATAACTAGATTCTACCTTAGCGGGCAGCTTGCCAGTTTTTCTACCTTCATAAACCATAGGTATAGATATTCCTAGAATTCCAGATAGAATACTAGCTTCATGAATTTCGTTTAAATCTATAATACCTTTATTATTATCGTCAGCCATTTGCAATCTCCTAAAATATGGTTAATCATACCATTTATATAGTAAATAGGCAAAATTTCAATGAAAAAATTGCTAAAATATGCGGTTTGCGGTATAATTACACTATATTATAGGCAAAATTTGAACGAAAATGATTAACTATGACTATAAAACAGAACAATATCTTATAAAAGTATGGGAAACTGCCTATAGTAAAGGAAATATCCTAGTTCCAATACCTAATCCAGAAAATCCTATATCTGCTGTTGTACATTATAATAAGATTATAAACTATAGAAGAGCTGTAAGAAACTTGAGATTGAACCCTCTGTTCAAAGACCTTTGGACTAAAATAGCTAAATGCACAGCAGCAAAACCAAATCTAGGAGATAAACATATTAGGATAAGGAGAAAAAGTAGTCTAGAGTTTAAACGTAAGATTAAAATAGACTATGCTAAACATCCTATGAATAAGTTCAACTTCCCAACTGGAGTAGCAAGTGATAAAACTTAAAGATAGTATTAAGCAAGGACAGACTTTTAGAGTAACTGGTTATTTCAGAGAAAATGATCAAATTACTACTAAAAGCCTTGTTGGAATTACAATTACATCTAAGATTAGAGATAGATTAGATAATATTATATCTACGTTAGTAGTAACTGTATTAGATGAACCTAATGGAGTATACCAATTAGAAGCAGTTGAAGGTACAGCCTTATGGCCGGTAGGTGAATTGTATTGGGATATTTTCCAAACAATAGCTGGTGAAACCTATGCTACTGAGACTATTATATTAACTATCGAAAGAGGTCAATCAAGATGAGTTCACATATACTAGTTTCACATGCTAGTGATAGTATTGGTTTTAACAATGTAGAATTTCCACAACCTATAGCTTTAAGTATTCTACAAGTAGGTTCGCCGGGCGCACCAGGACTTCCAGGTAGAAGTGTAGAGATGCAATCTACTGCAACACATATTCAATATAGACTACAAGGTTCTAGTACTTGGTTAGACCTATTACCTTTAGCTGATTTACAAGGTGCAGATGGACTTCCAGGAGCTGATGGTCAGGAAATACAACTAAGAGCTACTGCTACGGATATAGAGTGGAAATACTTAACAGATTTAACATGGACTAGTCTAGTTAGTATAGCTTCGTTGCAAGGAATAGATGGAACAGATGGTAGAGAGATAGAGTTACAAAAGACTGCCACTGAAATTCAATGGAGATATGTTGGTACTGGAACTTGGTTTACTTTAGTTCTTCTAGCTGATATTAAAGGTGCAAATGGAACTAACGGAACGGCTGGAGCCGATGGTACAGATGGAGTTGGTATATCTAGTAGTTCTTATAACTCTTCTACTGGAATTCTTACTTTAAACTTCTCAGATAGTACAAGTTTTCAAACTGGAGACTTACGTGGTTCTGCTGGAGCAACTGGTTCCCCTGGAGCTGCAGGAACTAATGCTACTGTAGCAGTAGGTACTGTAACAACAGGACTCGCAGGTAGTTCTGCCAGTATTACTAACGTAGGTACGGCTTCTAATGCTGTTTTTAACTTTACAATACCTAGAGGTGATGCTGGAGCAGCAGGCGCAACAGGAGCACCCGGGGCAGCAGGTACTAATGGAGTAGGCATATCTAATATATCCTACAATAGTGGAACTGGAGTTATAACTTTTACTTTAACAGATAGTTCTACATACTTTACTGCTGATTTACGTGGAGCACAAGGTATACAAGGTATACAAGGCCCTGCTGGAGCTGCTGGAAGTCCTGGTGCAGATGGTTCTAATATAGAACTACAAACTAGTGCAACTCATGTACAATGGCGTGTAGTAGGTTCACCTACTTGGATAGACCTAGTTCCAATTTCCTCACTAGGAACTAATCCTAATGGTTTAGACTTACCTATTCTAACCACGTTAGTACCTCCTTTGGCTGGTTTTGCCCGAATAGCAGAATACTCCTTAGCCACTCCGCAGAGAGATACTGTAATTACTTACCCTTCGGGAAATATAGATATTATACCACCACCTATCACAGGTAGAAGCTTCTCTTACTGGGCACCAGGAAATGCTGCTGGTATTGGTACAGTTATAGGAACTACTTGGTTAGCTGGTGGTACTATTTCTACCGTAACTCCTGGTACTGCATTAACTAACCATAGATATAGAACTAAATTTGCTAACGCAGCTACTACTCCGAACCAGAACTTAGGTATTCTAACAGGTTCTAATAGATTCTTTAGAGCTTCTGTAACTGGTTTAGGTGGTTTTTACTATGACTGTACTGTTAAACTTACAGGTTTACCATTAGGTTGTAGGACTTGGTTAGGTTTAGGCAGTAGCACTTTAGTTGGTTCAGATACTCCAGCAGCTACATCTTGCTTTGGGTTTTACCAACTAACAACCGATGCTGCTGATAGTATTAGAGTAGTTAAAAATGGTGGTGCTACTATAGAAACTGTGCAAATAGTTACTTTACCAGATATTAATATGTTTTATAGATTTATATTCCGATGCTTGCCTAATAGTAATGATATAACTTGGGTTATTATCAATACAAGTAACCAAACTGTAGTAGCTAATGGAACTACAACGGATAATTTGCCAGTATTGGATACTCTGTTAACAGGCTATGTACAAGCATCTAATGGAACAGCCTTCACAACGGCTAATGCTGTTTTCATAGAGCCTTGTGAAGCATACATAGCTTCTTTAACTAACTTGTAAACTATAGGAGGAATGATGGGAACTGATGAAAGAAGAAGAGACTATGTTGATATAGCTATTATCCAACATCAGATTGGGGCAATTTTAGATGTTTTAAATGAAATGAAACAGGAGAAGAAAGACTATAGGAAGGAAATGTCAGCTAGATTCGACAACTTTGAAGAGAATTTATCTAAAATAAGTTCTAAAGTTGCCGTTTTAGAGTTGGCTAAGAGTAAATTATTAGGAGTCAGCACAGGAGTTTCTATAACCTGCGCTGGCCTAATAACAATGCTATCTGATAAGTTTATTAAGTTTTTTCACTAACGATGATGTTTTCAACATCAGCTTCTATTTTTAGTTTTACTTGGTTTAATGTTCTACTGCGTAAGTTTTCAACATAGTTGTTAGCTCTAGTATCGTTTGAAATCATTATAGATGAACAATTAACGTCATTTAAACTATTATCTTCATCTTTAGGTATAGAAATTTGCTCTAACATTTGTAGTTCTCCTATAAAGTTAGAGTAATTCTATACCTTTTCTACCTAAAAATCAAGCTTTAAGCGTATTTTATTAGTAAATTTAACCCATATTGGAACATATCCCAAATATTAGACAGGGTTATGAACAATCCAAAGGCTATAAAAGCTATAAAAAATGTTACTATAAATAATAATAACCAACCATAGATACAAGATTTACATTCTTTACTTTTCATTTTAAAACCACTCACAGTTAAAGGTTAATTGGTCAATCTTTCTTACTTTCTTATGTGTAACTAAAGTTACATCTACTAGTTTATTGCTTCGCAACTGCTCTATAGTTGGTTGAAGTATTCTAACGTTAAACATTCCATAGTTATCGCGGTAGCCTTCGGGCAGTTCTAACCTTTCCATTAAATCAGCTAGTTTAATACTAACTTTAGAGCATTTCATTCTAAATCTAGTAGTTAAAAATATCTCAAACAATCTAATAACATAACCATTGGTTAGCTGTGCTATATCTTGAAGCTTTAAAGTAGTATAGTTTTTCTTTAAATCAAAGAGTAAAGGTAGTATACTAGATGCGAATTTCAATGTAACATAACCAGCACCTTCACAGTAGGAACAACTTTCAACTATTCTCTGATGTGTTATCTTCCTTAGACCTGTTTCAGTATGTTCTTCATAGATTAAAGACCTATTAAAGATAGTTGTAGCAGCTTTTTTAAGTTCAAAATAAGCATCGGATATATCTATATCTAGTAAGCTAGATAACTGTTTAGCTGTTACTTCGAATTCCCTACTCTCGGAAATCATAATACTTTGGTCTACACTTTGTAGGGCTAGATAGACTACTGCTTTCTCTACTCTATCTAATGTGTACTGACCTAAAAGTAGTTTGTTCTCTACTACTACGTTGTAATTAGTTTGTGTTTGCATAACTATACTACTAATTATTTTAATAATTTAGTGTAGCTATAAAGGGGCAAGGAAGCCCAAAACTACCTCAACTACACCCTCAATTCTAACATCCATCCATATAAAAATCAAGCTTTAAATTAACCCAACGGGGAATTTGTTATAGTTAACGGGGAATCTGTTATTTTTCGCGCTCTAACCCTTTGAT